GCATGGTTCGTTAGTCAGTTCTTTGCATTATAAGGAAATATTTTATGTCAAGTGTAAGTTTTGATCGTCTAAAACATATTTCAGGCAAAAGAACAAGTGCTGGAAGAGAACTTTTTTTAGATATGGTAAACAATCCACAAAACTACAAAGGTTATATTATTTATTTGAAAGATATAGATGAAGATGAAATATATGAACCTTTCAGTGAGCCAAAAAAGTTTTACCTAAATGAAGGCGGACAATGGCAGACAAAAGATACTTATGGTATACCTTTTACCGAATGGGAAGAATAAAATGAGCGATAAAGAATTCAGTATTGAACCATCAACAATTGAAAATATAGATTTAGCAATGTATAAGTGGCTGAATGAAGACTTAAACTTGTTTACTGATACAAATAATGGATTCAAAAAAGTGCCAGTTGTTTGGGTTGTCGGAGAAAGAGCGCATCAAATAAAAACAAACAAAGATTTTCGCGACACACAAGGAACTTTTATTCTTCCAGTTATAACTTTGGAAAGAAACAATATAACAAAAGATTTAAATAAAAAAGGAATTGTTTGGGGTGCTTTGCCAGAATATAATGATGAAAAAGGCGGCTCTTTAGAAATAGGAACAAGAATATTGCAAAATAAATCAACAAATTTTGCTCGAGCAACAAATAATAAAAAAATAGGTCAATTAAATTATCCTAATTCAAATAACAAAATAGTATATCAAACTTTAAGCATTCCACTTCCTGTATATGTGAATGTTTCTTACACTATTGAAATTAGAACCGAGTTTCAACAACAAATGAACGAATTGGTCCAGCCATTTATAACATTTACTGGCGGTGTTAATAGGTTTTTTATTAAAAATAATAGTCACCAATATGAAAGCTTTGTTAAAGGTGATTTTACGGCAGAAAATAATACAAAAAATCTACAAGAAGAAACAAGATTATTTATAACTAAAATTAACATTGATACGCTTGGCTACTTAATAGGTCAAGATAAAAATCAAAATAAACCAAAACTTGTTGTAAGAGAAACATATGTAGAAGTTAAAATGCCAAAAGAAAGAGTTGTTATTGGTGATATTGATGATGACATAAAAAACAAGAATGATTTTTAGGTTGTTGGAAGCAAACAATACTATTTACATAAAGAATTGCGAGTTTATAGGAGAGTTAGATAATGACTACAAGCAAAAAATTTCGTTTTGTTTCGCCAGGTATATTTATAAGTGAAATAGATAAATCACAAATTCCTGCCATTCCAGCAGAAATAGGACCAGTAGTAATTGGTCGTGCCGAAAGAGGACCAACAATGGTTCCGGTAACTGTTAATAGTTATTTAGAATTTGTTGATAAATTTGGTGAACCAACACGAGGTGTAGCTGGCGATGATTCTTGGAGAAGTGGTAAGTCATCCTCTCCTCTTTACGCCGCTTATGCAGCAAAAGCTTGGTTAAAAAATTCAAATCCTTTAACTTTCGTTCGTCTTGCTGGGGAACAGAGTTCAAATGTTTCACCGAGTGCAACAGAAAGAGCAAAAGCAGGCTGGAAATTAGAAAATGAACCTACTTCAACCTTGGCAAACAACGGCGGCGCCTATGGTTTGTTCGTTGTACCGTCCGGCAGCAATTTAACATCAATAACCGGTACATTAGCTGCTGTTTGGTACTTAAATTCAGGTGGTATAAAGCTTGTTGGTAACAAACCAAACGATGTTCTTTCTTCTAATGGTGCCGGCGAATTAATTAAAAGTATAAATTCAAATTATGAATTTAGAGCACAAATTGTAGATTCTTCTGGTAACACACAATTAGATACATCATTCAACTTTTCTCAGGATTCTTCAAAATATATTCGTAAAGTATTTAATACTAATCCAACATTAGTAAATGCCGATATCACAACTAGTGAATCGTTAAAAAATTATTGGTTAGGTGAAACATTTGCTACTTTCTTAACAGAAAATGTTAGTCAAGCTAGTGGCAATATGGCTTTTATAGCTCCACTACAATCAGTTTCTCCAGACGTCAATGCATCTGATTTTTCTGGTAAACAAAATCAAACAGCAAAAAGTGGATGGATAATCTCACAACACTTGAGTTCAGTTACTTCAAGCTTTGTTGCCGAGCAAATGCCAAAATTATTTAGATTTGCAGTAACAGAAACTGCTGGTGGCGAATGGGAACAGAAAAATATAAAAGTCAGTATAAGAGACATCAAGCCATCAACAAATAATTTTAACAAATTTGGAACATTTACTGTTGAGGTTAGAAAAGTTAGCGATACCGACTCTAATCCTTCTGTTTTAGAAGTATTTACTGGATGTAATTTAAATCCAAATTCTGCCGATTTCGTTGGAAACAAAATAGGCGATGAATATCTTGAATGGGATAATACAACAAAAAGATATATAAAATATGGAAACTATCCAAACAATTCTTCATACATAAGAGTTGAACTATCCGAACTGCTTGAACAATCTGGAATCCCAGAAGAAGCTTTACCGTTTGGCTTCTTTGGTCCCCCAGTGTTTGAAGATGTTGTTCTTGTAAGTGGTTCAGCTATATCTGATTCTTCAATGATTCGCGGCACAGATTTAATGCCTTTTGCTCCAACAACACCCAGTAGTTCAATTGGTGTAACAGGATTACCAACTGGCTCATCGATGCTTATCAAATTCCCAACAATGAATTTGAGAGTAAGTTCTTCTGCCGCAAATACTCTGGTTCCAAGCGACGCTTATTATGGAGTGGTAACTACAAACGGTGCGAGACTTGATGAAGATTACCTAGATCTTGTTAGAGCCAAGCCAGTTGGAGTGGATTCTCATGTTCCAGAAAGCGGAATAACAAAACCATCTTGGATTTTCACACTTGATGACGTTGTTGCTCTACCAAACACTAATGGTTTAAGCGTATGGCAATCAGGCTCAAGAGCAGCTTCTCCAGGAACTTCTATATCAGCTATAGCAGCAACCGGTTCTGGAGATCTTGAAGGATATAAGGCAACACTGGTATATGGTGCGGATAGATTTACTGTTCCTCTTTTCGGTGGAACAGACGGCCTAAATGTAAAAGAAAAAGATCCATTTAGAAACACTCTTCTCAACGAATCTGATTTTGAAGAAGACAATGCCATGCTTTATAGTATTAAAAAAGCAATAGACACAGTAAAAGATCCAGACGTTCTTGATATGAATCTTCTCATTGCTCCAGGTATTACAAACAATGTTGTTACAAAACATATGATTGATACCGTTGAGTCAAGAGGAGACGCATTAGCAATAGTTGATCTTCCAGGAGGATATGTTCCTTCACACGAAAATACAAGTAGTGAAAAAGATCGTAGAGGTTCAGTTTCAGCAACTGTATCTGGCTTGAAGAGTCGCTCTATAAACTCAAGTTATGCTTGCGCTTATTACCCATGGGTTAAAGTTCAAGATGATAGCACCGGTGTTCCCTTGTGGATGCCTCCATCGGTTGTTGCTTTTGGCACAATGGCTTCTTCACAAGAATCAACTGAAGTTTGGTTTGCTCCTGCTGGCTTTAATCGCGGCGGACTGACTTCCGGATTAAGTGGTTTATCTGTTATAGATGTAAGAGAAAAATTATCTTCAAAAGATAGAGACAAGCTTTATGAGAACAATATCAATCCAATAGCTAGTTTCCCAAATGAAGGTGTTGTCATATTTGGACAAAAAACTCTTCAAGTAACACAATCGGCTCTTGACAGAATCAATGTTCGTCGTCTTCTTATTTACTTAAAGAAAGAAGTATCTCGTATATCTACAAGAGTTCTTTTTGACCAAAATCTTAAAGTTACTTGGGATAGATTCAAGGGTGAAGTTGATCCTTTCCTATCAAGTGTCAAATCAAGATTTGGTCTATCAGACTACAAGGTAATACTTGACGAGACTACAACAACACCAGATCTTGTTGATAGAAATATAATGTATGCTAAAATATATTTAAAACCCGCTCGTGCTATTGAATTTATAGCTCTTGACTTTGTTATAACAAGAAGTGGCGCTTCGTTTGACGACTAATAAAATAATAACACACTATTTATAAATGGAGCTATAGGAGAAACAAATAGATGAGTAATTTTTTCTGGACCGATTCAAGACTTGAACCAAAGCGTGGATATCGTTTTTTGGTTACAATTGGAGAAATGCCATCGGCTGCTAGTTATTATGTTAAATCAGTAACCAAGCCAGGTATAAAAATAAGCGCCAAAGAACATATGTACCTTGGTCACAAGTTTCACTATCCAGGTTTAGTAACTTGGGAACCAAATCCTATCAACATCAAGATGATAGATCCAGTAAATCCTGATGCTAGTCAGCATTTATCAGCAATAATACAAGCAGCAGGATATGTTATTCCTTCTGATCCCGGACAAGTTACAACTATGTCAAAAGCTGCAGCTACTATTGCTCTTGGAGCAGTTGTTATAAAGCAAATTAGTGAATCTCACGGTCCTCAAGGTTTAATTGGCGGCGATGCTATTGAAACATGGACTCTTCATAATGCCTTTATTGAATCTGTCAAGTTTGGCGATTTAGATTATAGCAAAGAAGAATTGACTGAAATTGAATTGCAGGTTAGATATGATTGGGCAACCCTGGAAACTAAAAATGGTGTTCAGAACCCAAGAACGATTACAGATCTCGCTGCTTCAATTAGTGATGTAGATCCATTCACAAGATTCAAGTGATAAGAAAGTAAGAGGTTATTAATGTCCGAAAGAAATAACGAACAGAGGCTGGCAGACGATCAGCCAGCTTCTGTTTCTGCAGAGCAAAAGCAAGATAAAAAAGCAGATTTATTATCCTTTTTAAGTCCAACACATTTTGTTGATTTACCATCAAAAGGAAAGTTTTACACCCCAGATCACCCTTTGTTCAACAAAGATACGGTTGAGATAAGGTTTATGACGGCAAAAGAAGAAGACATACTTACAAGTAAAAGTCTTCTTAAAAAAGGTATTGCTGTTGATAGAATGTTAGAGAGTGTTCTTGTTGATAAACAAATTAAATTAGATGATTTATTGATAGGCGATAAAAATGCTTTGATAGTTGGTGCTCGCATTACAGGCTATGGTGATGAATACGATACAAAAGTTCAATGTCCCTCTTGTGGTTCAACAGTTAGGCATACTTTTTATTTGAATGAATTAAAAAACAAATATCCTTGTGAAGAAGTTGAAAAACAATTAGTAACAACAAGAACATTTAAAACAAAACTACCAATAACTAAATTTGAAGTTGAAGTAAAGTTATTAAAAGGTAGCGATGAGAAGATTCTTGCAGAGATGAGTGAACAAAAGAAATCTCTAAAGAAAGAAGAGACTCCAATGTCAGATCAATTAAAGATGTTAATTGTTTCAATTAATGGTGAAACTGACAAAAATTTGATTCACAGATTTGTTGATGCATGTCCAGCCGGCGATGCAAAACATATTAGAAAATTATATATGGATAATATTCCGAATATTGATATGACTCAAAAATTCACATGTCGCTCATGTGATTCCGAAATGGAAATGGAGGTGCCCTTTACGGTGGACTTTTTTTGGTCTGGACGATAAATACATAGAAAATGTGTATGAACAGTTCTTCTATTTAAAGTATCACGGCAATTGGAACTTTCAAGAAGCATATAATTTGCCGGTTAAAATAAGAACGTGGTTTGTGATGAAGCTCACAGATCAATTAAAAATGGAACAAGAAGCAATCAATAAGAAATGAGGAGGGTTCTACCTCCTTTTTTCTTATTTCACTATTTATTATGTATATTATAGGAAACATTTAAATGGCAGACCCAACAGATCCAAAATCACCACCAGAATCAGGTAAATCTGATAAATTTGAATATTCAAATAAAGATATAATTGAAAGAATTAATTATATTAAAAAAGCTGGTGAGCTTGAAGAAAATCTGGCAAAAACTGCCCTAGAAAAAGAAATTGCTAGTTTAGAAAAACAAAAAGAAATAAAAAAATATCTTGATTTACAACAACAATTTTTAGACACAAAAATACAAAATAATATAAAATTAAATGCCCAAGAAGAACAAATATTAGCTACAATTAAAAAAGAAAAAGAATTGCTTGGTGAAATTAATGATATAGAAGATGAAAGATTAGAAAAAACAATAAAACTTCGAAATAAAGAAAAAGAGCTAGGAGATAGTATTGGCTCTTCTGTTACTGGTATGCTTGGATTAAATAAAGGCAGCAGCACTCTTCTTGGCAGTATGATTCTTCTTGCTGGTGAAGGTGGAAACCTTGGAAATGCTCTTAAACAGGCTGGTGCAAAATTAGCTGAAAGTTTAAAGCCCGCAAATGTTCTAGCTTCTGTTGTCAGCGGAATAGTAGAGCAAACAAAAAAATTATTTTTTGAAATGGACACAGCATTTTCACAATTTGAAAAAACCGCTGGTGGTGTGGATGCTTTTAAAGGCAGAATTGAAGAATTAAGAAGCTCTAATGTAGAATACGCATTAAGTATTGGAGATGCTGCTAAAGCATATTCTGATCTTAAGGTAGGTTTTGCTGGTTTTGCCGGTGTATCTAAAACAACACAAGATCAACTTGCGCAAACAACAGCAACAATGAGCAAACTTGGTGTTTCTAGCACAGAAACAATTAAAATTCAAAACATGCTTGTCAAAGGCTTTCAAATGACCGGTCAACAAGCGGGAGATTTACAAAAACAACTTATGGCAACTGCTAAAGCAATGGGATTACCAATGCAAAAAGTTGTTGGTGATTTTGCTAATGCTTCAAATGGCATGAGGGCACACGGCTCAAATATGCAAAAAGTATTTTTGGATTTACAAAATCAATCTAAAAATCTTGGTATAGAATTTAGCAAACTTCAAAAAATTACTGGCCAGTTTGATACTTTTGAAGGCGCTGCTGATTCGGCAGGCAAATTAAATGCTATACTTGGAGGAGATTATTTAAACAGCTTGGACCTACTAAATGCCGATGAAGGTGAACGCATTAGGTTGATGCAAGAGGCATTGCAAGCAAGTAATAAGTCGTTTGAGGCAATGAGCAAGCAAGAAAGAATGGCTGCAGCAAAAGCTCTTGGATTAGAAGATGTCACAGAATTGCAGCAGTTGATGAATAACGAAGTTGAACAAGGAACTGTTGAGGCGTTGAATAAAGCACAAGCAGAAAAAGAATTAGCACAATCGGTACAAGATGTTACAACAATGCAAGAAAAATTAACAGCAATAATGGCACAATTTGCTATCGTTATGATTCCTGTATTGGATACGATTAAAAGTATTTTAACTCAAATTGCGGAATGGATGAATAAGTCGGAAGGATTTAGAAATGTTGTTTTTGGATTAATAGCGGCATTTGCCGCTCTATTCATCATACTTAAAGGCGCTTCTATAATAGGCGCAACTATAGGAGGATTTAGAAATCTTAAAGAAACCATAACTGGCACCAAAAAACCAATTGAAGATGCCGGAAGCGGATTTGCTAACGCAGTTGAAAAAGTTGGCAAAGCTGCAGCAGGTAGTGCAAAAGGATTATTGGCATTTGGTGCTGCAGCTTTGATGATTGGCGGCGGCATAGCGCTGGCAGCTTTAGGATTGGCTAAATTAGTTATGGCATTCCAGGGATTAACTGGAAACCAAATATTGGGCGCGCTTGGAGCATTGGTAATTGCAATGGTGGGTGTTATTGCTGTGATAGCTATCTTGGGTATCCTAATGGTTTCTGGTGTTGGTGCTGCTGCAGCACTTGGAATTCTTGCTCTTGGTGCAGCATTTCTAATGATGGGCGGTGCCATATATATTGCTTCAGAAGGAATATCTACAATAATCAAGGCAATAACACCATTAGCAGAAATATTTGTTGGAGCAATGTTGGAAGGAATAAAATCTGTTGTTGAAATGGTAAAAACACTTGCCTCAATGAATTTAGCCAACCTAATGGCTATGGGTCCAGCATTGCTTGGAATTGCAGGAGGATTAGCAGCCATAGCGGCAGTTGGTGTTGGCGCTGCTATATCTGGCCTTGTAACTGGGGCTGCCGGCGCTATTGGCAGCTCTCTTGGTCTTGGTTCTTCTGCTAAAAATCCTCTTGATATGTTGGTTGGATTGCAAAGTGTAATACAGTCATTTCCAGTTTCACAACTGGACACTATTTCTACAGCAATAGGCAAGTTGATTGATTCTCTTTCAAAGAGTATTGGTTCTGATCTAGTAAGTAATTTAAAAAATATTGTAAGCGAAATTAATAATATTGAATTAACAAAAGTTGCTGCGTTGGCTACAATTAGTGCTCTCAACATATCTGACACCCCTTCTGTTACAGCAAGTGCTGCTTCTGCAACTGTTGCTTCTTCTACTAACACAGCCGGTAGTTCTAGTCAAACTAATTTAATACCGGTTGCTATTTATATTGATAGCAAAAAAGTTGGAGAAATTCTTGATCCCAGAGTCAAACAAACAATACAAGATTCGCTTAAAAAGATCAACTCAAGAATGGTTCCTGTTTGATATTGGAGTATTATAGATGCCAAATAACGGAGATCCTTACAGAAGAACACCAGGTTATGATCCTACTGATAGTATAGGAAATCATAGCAAAACAGAAAAAGGACATATAATACATTTTGTTCATGTTCCTACAAATGATAGTTGTCATTTTAAAGCATTTCTAACTTCTTGGATAGATCAGTTTAAACAAGACTGGAAAGAAACAACCACTATTGGTCGCATGGACCCAATAAGAATATATTCTCGTACTTCAAGACAAATTAATTTTTCTTTAGAAATTCCATCTTTTAGTCTTGAAGAAGCGACTTTTAATTTCAAACAAATAGAAAAACTTATACAAATGTCTTATCCAACATTTGAAACTTTAAATTTAACCAATGCTTCTAACACCTCACAAAACAATTCAACTTCTACGGGAGATGCCAAAAGTGCCAAAACAGAAGCTGCAATAAACAATATAACTTCAGAGCAATCAAAATCTGATAAATTAATTTATAAAAGCATTTCTACGATGGTTAGTCCTCCTTTGTTTAGAATTAAATTTAACAATTGGATCAATGACACCACAATAGATGCAAATTTAACAAACAATGAAGCGTTGCAAAGTGGATTATATGGAACAATAGAAAATGTAAAATTTGAACCAAACTTAACAGAAGGTGGTTTTTATTCGTCAAATGATTTGTATGATAACCGACAAGGAAAGGAAAATATTTTAATACCAAAATTATTAAAATTAGAAATCACATTCACAGTATTGCACACAAATGAATTAGGCTATAACAATTCTACAAAAAACCCCAGAAGTTCTGCATATCCTTATGGCGCTTCTACATTATTAAATAAAGTAAAAAATAAAAAAATAAAGGTCAGATAAAATGGCAGATAAAAGATTTCAAAATAGAA